GTTTTCCGGGTCGTCTCCCGAATCATCGTCCTCGTCCTCATCGGCCTTAAACATGAGTTCATCGCAAAAGCCATTTTTTACGGCTTCCTCGCCGGTAAACCATGTTTCGGCAGTCATGAGGTCGGCAATTTCTTTTTTGTCTTTTCCGGTCTTTTCTGCATACGCATTCACAATGCCCTGTTTTATTTTGCTGAGCATGTCAAGGTCTTGTTGCAAAGACACGATGTTGCAATACCCCCACTGGAAGAAAAGTGGGTCATGAATCATAAACCACGCACTTGCCGGAATGGATGTGGTTTCGCATGCTGCCGAAATGCCAACGGCGGCACTGCCGCAAAAACCGTCCACCTTGCAGGTGATAGTCTTGCCCTCGCTGCGCACCTCGCGGATTGCGGTGCGAATCGCCTCGGCGGCAAACACCTCGCCACCACGGCTATTGATGCGCACGCAGATGTTTTGCGTGTCAACATCGCGCAGTTCGTCAAGAAATGATGTGGGCGAAACGCCGTATTTTTTTCCGTTATATTCGTGCTGTCTATCCACAATCACGTCATAGATAAAAATTTCTGTGGTGTCGCTGTTAAGTTTCGTTATGTTCCATGCCATTTTTGTTAATTTAGGCTTGCTCAATGTCGCGAACCTCCTTTTTGAGTTTTTCTTCAGCTACGCGCTGTTCCACATTCTTGTAAAAATCACTGCCGTTAAGTTCTTGTGCCTCGCGGTCAGCAGTTGAGAAGCTGCTTTCTACGCGCATTTGTGCGGCGCGAACTTCTTTAACCGGGTCAAGGCTCAGCTGCGCCGGGCCATTCCACTCAGCACCACAATAGGCTTTGCGGATAGCAGGGTCAGTAAAAAATCCAGGTGCTTTCACGCGGCCTTTCGCCACGGCTTCAGCAAACCATTCTTCGAAAATTGGCTGGCAAAAATCCGATGCAAACCAACCACGATACATCTTGACCGCTTTCCACAGCTCCAGCAACGCCCCGCGCGATGCACTATAGCTTGCACCAAAGTGCTTCACCAACACTTCAAATGGAATTTCAAGTGCAGTGCCAATTTGCTTGCAAATAGCCAGCACGAATGGCTCAAAGTTGGAATTTGGTCTGCCCGGCGCAACGGAGTTCGCTTTTTCGCCGGGAGCTAAATCCACAATAGTGCCGTTGCCAATTTCGATGCTGTTCGGGTCTGAGGCATCTACTTGCTGCCCCTCTGGCACAACCTCACCCAGTGCCGCCCCAGCACCTATATTGCCTTCCGGCGATTCAATGAACACCGCAAACATGCCGTTGACTACAGCGGCCACCAGCTCGGCTTCAGTGTAAGTTCCAAGCTGTTTTAGCGCTTCAATCACAGGAGCGAGGTATGGCACACCGCGCAGCTGCCCGATGCGTTCGCGGTTCATGATATGCAGCACGTTGCGCCGCCCGGTTTTCACGCCACGCACGCAAACACGCTTGTAGCCCGGTTTGCCATTAAAATCATTCGATAGCGGGTGCGAGTTTTTGATGTGATACGCAACCACCTCACCACCTGCGGTAGTTTCCACACCGCTGATAATGCGCGGATTTTGCGTTTTATCGTCCGGCGTGCACACGCGGTCGCTTTCTACCAACTGCACACGCAGGTCGTATGGCATACCTGTGCGTTTGGTTGTCGGCAGCAGCACAAACACCTCGCCGCTGAGCAGCCAATTGAGAAAAACCAATTGCTGCAGCTCAACAAAATTGTCAAGCCGCTCCATGTCGCAATCATCGCTGTCGGCCCACAAAGCAAATTCACGTTCAATTGTGTCTTCAGTTTGCTTGGCCTGTTCTTCAGTCAATCGCAGGAAGTTCTTGTCGATTTGGCTTTTCAGCACAAGTCCGCTGCCCACCACGTTAGTTCGCATGGTTTTCAACGCGCCGGTAGCCAGTGGCACACCTGCAAACAAATCACGTGAGCGTTCGCGCAGAGTGCCAAGATTTTCGTGTATATCTTCATTCGCGCTGCCGCCGCTGTAATTCCAACCCTTTGTTGATTTTTTGTGATGTGCAGCACCATAATTGCCGTAACCGCTATTGATGACATCAATGCGGCGGCGATTAGCCGCACGCTTCACGCCTGCCGCCGGAGACACTGCAGAGATTGCTCGGTCTAATGCATTCAATGCAACACCCCCTATAAATCACGCGGGACGGCTCGTATCATACGGCTTCGCCCCGCTCGGCTTAATTGATTTACCATGTCATTCCAATATTTAATTGCGTTGAGTACCTCAGTTAGGTTTGCGCGGGCTAGCTGTCGTGTTCCAATGCGATAACTTTGACCTGTTGAAATTGCCTTTTGTGCTTCAATCCACAGTTGTAAATTTTCTTGCGCTATCTCCAGCGTAATTCCTGCCATGGTCATACCCCTTTCCCGCGCACAGTACGCCCACGTTGGCGAGGCGGCGCAGTGGTTTTCTCGGTTTGTTCTTGTCGTTTGAGCGTAACGCCGGATATTTCTAGTGCTGCCCGCGCGTAGTTTCGCAAGTCAAACGGCTCGTTGCGCTTGATGCCCTGCTTGAGCACCCACTCCCAAACTGCCCTGCCTTTTTTGTAACGCTGCACCATGCGCTCTGCGGTTAAGCCTTTGAAATAGTCCTTGTTGTACCCACGGTCTTTTTCGAGTGGGAAATGGCAGTAATTTGGCTTGCCCACTTCATCATCCTCAAGCTCCACGTTTAGACTTTGGTAAATCAAGTGCTTGCCAGTGTCCACGCCTAGCGTCCACATGGGTGTTTCGGCGCGGTTGTTTTTTGATGGGCGCGGTATGTATGGTTTATCAAAACCACCGGCACCTCGAATTGGAACGATAAACGGAAAATGTGGCTTGCAGAACTTGCATACTTGGTTGAAAAAATGCCCGCCCGCGTCAATGCACGTGCGCAGCAGCCTAATTTGTGTGCCATCCGCTTTGGTGAAGGTCTGCATCAAAAACGCCAGTAGCCTATCCCACACTTCCTGCTGCTGCAAATCGCCATAGAGGATGTGGTATTTAATGCCCCAGTTTTCATATTCAGCACCCCAGCCAACCACCTCAATTTCAAAGCGGTCATCTTGGGTATCAACACCAGCGGTAAGATAAAGCACCTCATTTGGCACTTCGCAATTGTAGCGTTCACGCCGGTTATACAGCGTGTCATCTTCAATTTCGTTGCCTTCCTCTTCCCATGTTTGCGCCATTTCCGTATTAGTCCATGCCTTGAGTAACTCAATATTGCCTTTTTTCTTTTCCTCATTGGCAACCAAGAATTTTTCAACGATTTCTTTCCACTCCACAAAGTGCGAGGCCAAACTGTTCAAGAAAAATCCGCGCACCTTCCTTTCGGGGTGTCGCGGCACGTATTTTCCATTGCAAAACTGCTCTTTCCACGCGATTTCGCTTTCTATCGCACCACAGGCAGCGCAAGTGTAGTTGACTTCGCTTAGGTCATCTTTGTTGAACAACACTTGGCTCCACTCAAGCGGCTGGTGTTCGCCACACGCCGGGCAGGGCACATGCCAAATTTCTTGTGTGCTGTTGTCGAATTCAACTTCGATGCGAGAAACGCCCTTGACGGTCGGCGTGGACACCAGCACCTCTTTTTTGTTCCAAAACATGGTGAGGCGTTTGGATGCAAGCACCAGTGGGTCACCGTCTTTGCCCGCCGTGGGCGGGTAGCCGTCTATCTCATCGGCCAATAGTATGCGTATCGGCCTGCTTCGCAAACCGGATGGGCTGTTTGCCCCCACGATTGTCACGTGCCCGCCGGGGAATTTCTTGTGCAGGATGGTGTTGCCGCTGTTGCGGCTTTTCTCGTCCACCTTGTCGCGCAGCACAGGGGTATCGTGTAGCATCGGCGAAAGGCGGTCTTTGCTGAATGTCTCGCCCATGCCAAGGCTTGGTTGCATAACCATGATCGGCGCGGGGTCGTGGTGCATAAAATAGCCAATCGGGTTGAGGATGCATGAGTCCGTTTTTCCTGTTTGCGCAGCACACATCGCCACAACCTTGTTTGTGCGCGTGTCCGAAATAGCGTTCATGATTTCGGCCATGTAGGGCACTTTGCTAGTGCGCCACCTACCCGGTTCGGCAGCGGCTTCTTTTGACAAAATGCGGTGTTCGTCTGCCCATTGTGTCATAGTAAGGTTTGGCGGTGGCTTTAGCACCGTGAAAATGCGCTTGAACAACTCATGCGTGTGGCTGGCTATCATCTGTCGCGCCATCGTTGTTCCTTTCCCCGCAAATCGCGTTGAAATCGGCCAATTCGCTTAGCGCGTCATCCATCGCATGTTTCAAAATTGCGCTGCATTCGGCCTTGTCGGTCTTTTTCGCCAGTACGGGGGCCAGCTTGGCGGGCACAGACAGCAGGCGACTGCGAAAGCTCATTAACATTGCCGACATCGCCAGTTCAATGTCTGCCGATTCGTGCAAATCGCGCTCACGCACGCGCAGGTCGTACTCCTCATTTTTCCGCTTGGCCTGCACGAGCTTGGCGCGCTCGGTGTTGTAGTCGATATTTTCCGCGCCATCTGGGTTGCGGTTGCGCAAATAGTTGATGTATGCGTGTACGGTCGGTATTAGCTCATATAGCCCCGGTTTACCGGCGTATTCGTGTATAACGCCTTGGTCTTTGAGCTGCCGAACGCGCCGCTCACTAAGGTCAAGCATTTTTGCAATGGACTTGACACCGTAAACTTTCAAAGGATGACCTCCTTGGCCGCCTATTTTGCCGTTGACACCCCAATATATGGAAATTTCATAGAGATTGCGGAAGCGGTTAAAAAAAATTCATAGCTAGAAAACCCTCGGGCCACTCCTACCCGCAAATCACCGGGCGTTTCTGGAAGTACCTATGCCCAGCGCGGCGCGCGCCACGGTTGTGCAGCTGCAATGCTAATACCATGTTCATACCACATGCGCCCACGCACACCGCCCTACACCACGTCAACGCTGTCTATGTCCACCGTGTCGTCTATCTCGCCAGTTTCAATATCAATTTCAAATTCGCCTGATATTTTTTGCTTTGCAAGCCTATGCTTGCGCTCGTCAAGGTCAAGGCGCGCACGGTCTACGCCATGCGCACGCATCATGTCAAGCAGCTTGAGGATGCGACCGTGCAGTTTGATGTACTCGGCTTCCAGTTTCATGCGGCGCTCAAATGAACTTTCCGAAAATTCGATGCGCCGAACCTCAACTTTTTTACCGTGCTTTGTCGCAAAAATTTTCTCGTGTCTTTCTGGAAAAAATTTTTTGTCATTTTCTAAATCATATTTCGCAATTCTATTTGACAAATCTCGCTCCTTTGCCATGAGAATGCGATATTCATTTAGCAAATTTTCTTCAATATTTGCGCTTAAATTTGCTATATATTCTTGGTCTTCTTCTGATAAGTCTGAAAGGTTTACACGCGAATAAGCCCCATGGGTTTCAGCATTCTTACTGCCAAGCGGCGCACCATGGCCCACGGCATTTTTGTTTCCCGGCTGGCCGCCGCGCTTCTTTCTTTTTTGCTCGGCCTGTAATTTATCATTCCACTTATCAAGGCTCTTCCATTTGCGTATGCGCGCTTCATCTTCTATTTCAAGCTCTTGTGCAAGCTCTTTGAATGAGAGTGTCCCACCGCTGCCAATCCACATTTGCATGGCTTCATCGCGTTTTGGATTTCGCGCCCTACCCACTGAAGATGTTCCCCTTTCGTTTATTTCTCCATTTTCGTCCGCTCATTTATTTGTGAAATACGTAAAAAAACGAACTTCACCGCTGTGTGAAGCCCGTTGGTTTATGTTTAATGTGTGATGGCTTTGGCCTATCGACAACTGCCGATACTACTATTATATCACTTAAAACGGGTCATGGCGTGTCACGACCTCTTTTTTGCAGTAATTCTTTGATTTTCTTGTTTGTGTCAAACTTACGGCCAAGCACATCAAGCCCTTGGTTGCGATACCGCTTGCATTGCTCTATACTGTAATTCACATCTCTTGCAATTTTGTCCCAAAATTCACGATTGATATAAAAGTCATACAGAACTTTCTTTTGAATGTAGGGCAGGGTATTAAGCTCACGCAAGACAGCTCCGCGCAAGGCAAGCAGGTTTTGGTTGCGCTGCTGCAAATCCTCAATAGAAACGCTCACATGCTCCGGCACGTTTAAGGCCGCTTTCTCTGTTGGGCGCGAAACGAGGTTGCGGCTGCTAATATAGCTTTCTGTTGTCGACTTGCCGTTGGCAACATAATAGGTTTCTTCAATGTCTCTTATCATTCGTTTGTTTAAACTTATCTCGCAATCAACATTCCTGCATATAAGCAAAATCGCCTTGACCTTGGTTCGCTCCATTTATCTCCGCCCTGCCTTTCGTGATTTTGTTACGCCCGCTCATTATTTTGTTTTACATGAAAATTATATTTCCTTCTTTGTGACAAACCAAGCCATCTTCAAACATCGCTTTCCATTCTCCCTTCGTAGCCTTGTTGTGGGCAAATACCGTAGCATTAACTTCACACCATGCGCAAAGCTCATCCAGTGAGGAAAAGACAGGTGATAGCGGCTTACCCTCGCACGTTGTGCACCACAACTGATAGCCATCACCAGCCGGTGGCCCCAAGAAAGCATCGAAATCCGGGCAATTGCATTGTAAAATCGAGATATTCTTCAATTGCGCAAACCGCCTGCATTCATCGCAAGCAAATTCCTGCTCGCTTTCATGATGCTTATCGTAGTGGCACATGCTGGACATATACCCGTACCAAATTGTGTTAATCGGCCATTCGAAATCCAACGGAACGCGCTTTAATTCTCTACCCATTTTCTTTTAACCTTTCATTCCTCAATTTTTGCCGCACCCGCTCGGCGGTTGGAATTTCAGCCCAGCACTCAACATCGCAAACATGCCATTCTCCATCTTCCCATTTCGCTTGGAATGGGTAATGTGCTGGGCGGCGCACGACCCAGTACCATCCATTGCACGGAGGGTCTTCTTTGCGCGCATCGCGCCATTGCAATGTTGATTTCATTTGCTCATCCTCCTTATTTTATCAATCAATGACAGCAACCACTTTGCAGGTTTTATCAATTCTGCCTTGATTTCTTCAAACTGCAAACTAACTCGAAATTGCGCCCCTCTTAATGTATTTGCAACATACGGGCACCAATCCGGCACTGTATCACTGTCACAAGCAAGCCCGAATTCCGCGCAGCAGTAAAGCTTGTTGCCATTGAGAATAGAATAATTACACTCTTTGCATGAGGTTGGTTGAACGTAGTTCATCTTCAAAACCTTTCTAACACGCGAAGATAATCACACGGCCCGCGCGTGGTTTCTGGCACAAACGTCATTTCATCAATCGAGATAACACCATAGCCGCGCTTGCCCTTGTTGGCCTGCCATACCATCCAATGCGAAATCACATCATCTGGTAAAATCACAAAGCATTGCCGCATGGGCTTGATTTCGCACAAAATAAACACGAGCTCGCCCATCGCCCTGGCGTTGCGCATATAGCTAATTTGGTGAGGCTTTATGTTTGCAAGCGGTAGGCCGCGCGGGTTCGATGTTTCTTTGCAGTCAAAGCTAATTGCGCGCCCGCCAGCTAGCGTACCCTTGAAATCAAGTTCGCTTTTCTTGGCCGGGTATGCGCCAACGATTTGCCCGCCCGCTCGTTGCGGTACCCAATTCACGTGCACCTTGCGGATATCGGCAACGCCCTTTGATTTATAAAGCCCGTTTTGATATTCCAACAACGCTTCAAGGCCACGGCCTTTGTTTGCCATTTGTCGGTTAGGCATAAGGCATCACCTCAAATTCATACACCCAGCACCATGGGTTGGCATCATAGTTGTAATGCGCAAAGTCTTTTTCTTCGATTGTAGAATCCCAAACGCCAGCAAATGCACCTTTCAGAAAATCAAGGCTCATCTCAGGGGTGTCAGGCACACCTTCCGCAAGGATTTCTTCACGGTTCAAATCTCGTGGCCCCTGCACTTTCACGCCAGTTACTTTCAAGAAAATGCTGGCCGCTTGGCATGAAAGAATATCGCCGGGCAAGAATTTTGGCTTGAGCCATTCGAAAGGCTCTAGGCCAACCGGGTTTCCGCACCAATCATAAGCAACCCACGCAAGGGTTCCATCATCAACGCCGGTGTCTACTGCACGACCTACCGCTGCGCTAATTTCACTTCGCGCAAATGGGTGCCTCGTTAGCTCCATTTTATATGCGCTTGGGTTCCATATATTGGGCTGTGGTTTCATTACCAGCATTGCGCGGGTCTTTCGTCCGTCCCAAATAGCCTGCACCGCCTCCGTGTTAAATTGCCAGCTCCCTTTGCAGGAAGCAAGTACTTTCCGTTTAGTCATCACCATTTACCTGCCTTTTATCTTTTATCCTTATCTCTGCCCCACAGCTAGGGCAGTGCTTCCATTTCGGCGGCATTCCGCGTATCCTATAGCCACAGCTGAAAACAATATGTGGTATTGATGCGGCGTATATCTCTGTGGTTTCTTCTGGCACAATCTCAAATCCACACACCCGCTCCGGCATTCGCCTTGCTCTATCATCCCAATACTCATCCGCGCCAACCTTGCGGCAGTCGTTGCCGTAAAAAGCAGTGCGTTCGGGCAGATTTTCGTTGACGGCATTCGGGTATAATTCATGTTCGTGGCACCAGTGCACTGCCACAATAAGCTCATCACCTTCGCGGCACGTCCACAAAATCCACTTTGCGCCTGCGGCGATTTCAGCCCGCAGCGCGTCAACGGTGCTTTGCATGGGCTTACCAATGGCCGGGTATGCGTTTTCGCACAACGTGCCATCAAAATCAACGGCGATGAGCTTTGGTGGGCGCGGAATTAAACATTGCCCAAATGGGCCACATTCTTGGCACGGTAAGCCTTGTTTTGAAAAATCACACGACATTTTCACTACCTCCAATGTTCTTGATAGAACGCCAACGCCCGCTCGATGTGCTCACGCATATCACGTAGTGTTGTATTGGGCGCAAAATACTTCGGCCACACGTGCGGAGCAATCGTGACTTGATAGCTCACAGGCTTTTCTGGCTTCGGCGGCGGA